ATAAGTAGGTAATTCTTCAGGACTTACTTGGTAAGTGTAATCCGCGTAAAGCTCATCAACATTAGCATAGAGCTTGTCGCCAAATATCTGATAATTAGCACGAGGCGTAACACGATGAATAGTTATCGCATCTGTAGGAATCTGGAAGGCGTACTGCCAATTCTTGAGAGGTGCGGCTGATAACCTGCTTAGCTGTTGTTGCTTAACAGAAAACCGCCAATAAGTAGTAGAAAGTAAATATCTTAACGTTGTATCAAAAAGGGCGTCGCCTACTACAGCGCCCGCCCCTTGATCTGCGTCAAAACTAGAGATTGCACCATGCCCAACAAGGAGCAAAGCATTTGAAACGATGTCAACCTTGCTGGACATGAGTTACCTCTTATGCAGAAGTTAGAGCTTCACCTACTGTGTAGGTCGATCCTGATACAGAAATATCATTAAAACCGAAGCCATCAGAGCCTACAATTAAAATCATATCGCCATCAACCAGGCCATAATCCACAGCATCATTAAAGTAACCCGATGCACGAATAGCGGCCAGAGTAGCCGACTCAGTGTAGATGAAAAGATTGGAACCAGCCGATGAGCTGTGAACCGCTGCTAGTGTACCGTCTGCGAAAGCCATTAGATCACCCCCTTATACTTGATAGTTAACACGGATGATACCAGCATTCTCACGAATGACAGCACCAGAACGAAGCATACCGTTAGAAAGCCAGGAGGTTTTCTGTGGCACCCAATCAACTTTGGTCATCATGTCGATCTTGCCAACAGCATAACCAACCGCACCTTTATGCCATGCGAACGCACGCTGATCGGTAACAACAGGTAGACCACCCTCAGTACGAGTACCTAGAACTTTGAAGTTCATACCTAAGAATGTATTTAGCTCACCATTCACCAACGCCTTAACAGTGTTGAAATCAGAGCTAGTTACTTCAGTATCAGCCAATAGATCACGCAAGCCTTTAGGAGTAACAGCAATGTACTTGTCACCGTCCTCGATCTCTAGGTCCTGGAATCGCTCATTTACTTCACGAAGCTTATCTACTGTTAAACCAGCAGCGCCGGTAACAATATCCAAACCTTGATCGGCACCAGAAGGAGTAGTGTTGTATGTACCACCGTTGAGAGTATCGATAATCAATTGATCTTCACGACGACCCAAAGCCTTGGCGATTGTCTGAGCTAGCTCATTCATCTCGTCAAAGTTTACTTCGTCATTATCAAAGATATCAGTGTACTCAGGAGCCAGCCAGCGCTGTAGAGTAGCCGCTTGACGGTTGTGATCTACATTCATTGGAGTTACATCGGCTTGAGTAGCCTTCTGGTTAGCGATACCTTGACCCATACGTGTGAAATTGTACGTGTCACCGGTTACGCCTGTGCGTAGAGTTACGCAATTACGGAGACGACCGCGAGCTTGATACTCATGCTTCACTAAGTCGTCAAACTGCTGAACAGCAGCGTTACTTAAATTAATAGACATGGTTTATTCCTCTTGTCTACGGCTTGTTTCTGCCGTGTGATCCTAGATAGGGACGGCCAAAAACAAATATTTAAAATATTTTCGGTTTGTCGCTATCCGGCTCAAAGAGGTATCGGACGTAACTATATTACAACAAATTCAATTAGCGTGCCAACTAAACATTATACTTCAGTGGTTATAAGATACGAACCAAGCTCCATAGTCACATTAGTCGTACCGGAATTGTTAGCAATCTCAAGTCTAAGGCGATCATTTTTTGCGAGAACTGTCACAAAGTTGATAGGGAAAAACGCCACATCTCGACCGCCTACAAAAGAATTAACTTGCCGCCTGATATGATTAACCTCAGTAGGCCAAGTGGAGCCTCCGTCCGTAGATTTGACCACTCTCACATCTAGCACGTTATTTGCCTGCCCATCTATTATTAAATCACCTGTGACCTGATAAGAGCCATTGCCTGATAACAGCCTAAACTCACCATTGCTAGGCATATCAAAGTGTACATTAGTATCTACCGTGAAAGTACCGGCCAATGGATAGTATGTATCTATCGCACTAATGGCTGTTGTAATCTCAGCACTACATAGCGCCTTAATGTACTTTTGAGTATTTGGTAGGCCAGTATTGCCATCCCAATTACTTTTTACGCTCTGATGGTCTATGTTGGGGTGTATAGTGGTGTCTGTAGCATCAAGCACACCAGACCTAGACACAAAAGCCCCTTGTATAATCAGTGCTTCATCATTAGTAATATTAGACTCTGCAAAGTCAATTAGCGCGCCAGTAGCAGGGAGGTCACAGTTGATGTCTGTAATGAATCGTCCGGAGAAAGTTAAGGCTGTTCCAGTCTTGAATAGCGAAGTGATCCCAGATATACCTCGCACGATAGAAGTGGTGATCCTGTAGCCGTTCATTGACCCAGATAGCGTGAGTTCTGGAGAGCCCCCAAACCTACCAGTTCCAGATTCTAATAACTGCCTGTACCCAGTGAATTCCCCCAAACTTGTGCAAGCCGTGAAGTTAACCCGATTGAACTCAGCAGCGTGCGTACCATCTGCATCCGTCAGATCAAATACCTGCGAACTTGATCCAGATGCACGAATGTTGATATCGGTAATCAGTAAGTTACCGGAACCTCCGCCAGGGCTGGTAAATAGTGTGAAATTATCTTCACTTGATACGATCTGAGAAATATCGAAGCTATAGCCAACTATGCTTAGACCGCCAACAGGAACCTCAATAGAGCTAGACCCCATATCAATCACGCCATCGATCAAGTACATCACGTCGCTGCGAAGCGTGCCAGTCAATTGGGAGGCATCTTTAACTATGACCTGGTAAGTATATGGGCCTGCCTCAAGAGAAGTTAGAAGATCACAAGCTAAACCCGCGCCACGATACACCGCAAGCCCATCATTATCCGATGCGACTATATACAGAATATCACCAGCATCTAACTGGTAAACCTTATCCGCAAAGTAATCAGCAGCGATGACAGTATCAAACGTATCATTGCTGCTAGAGTAGGAGTAGGAGGCGGGTGCCGCCGTGGAATTAGAGCCTATTGGCGCAAAGTTATTTTGATTGAATGCCATTCCTGCTACCCCCTCATTAGTATTAGCCTATTGTAACACTATGCTGCTCAGCACCAAATAACTGATCGTATAGCTTATTAACTTTCGCTTTATAAGCTGGATCATTCATCTTCGGATTACCGTACTCATCTCTAGCGGTCATCATCTCGCGTAACTTGCCATGATCTACAGCAGGTGCCGCTGGAGTCTCTTGTACCTGTGGAGCGTTGCGAGTCTTAGCTATTAGCTTCTCAACAGCTTGAACCGCTCCCGCAGTAGTTAAAGCAGCAGCCAAACCTTCCTGACCGTCAGCATCAAGATTAGCTTTAGCCCAATCCTGAATATTACCTAACCGGCGATCAGCATTATTACCTAGAGCTTTCATTTCCTGCTCACGAACCTGATCCGCTGCTTCGATATCTGCTAGCTGCCCTTTGATGTACAACTCAGCTAATTTATTAAAGCCATCGTTGTTAATCCCCATCTCCTTGGCGATCTCTTGAAAATCATTGTAGATAGGATCGTCTGCTAACTCTTCAGTGTTGAACTTCTCACCAATCTCTTCAGATAGCCCTAGCTCGTAATCCTCTGGCGCGCCTGTGAATGAACCAAACTTCTTCTGTAGCTCACCATAGGCCTTGGCCTGCTCAAAGGCCGCATCTGTATCTGAGCGGCCATCAGCGCGGTATTTATCCAATACAAAGCCGAAATCTGTACTAGCCTCGGTTTGCTCTGTTACTGCCTCTGCTACTGCATCTGCATCTGTTGTTTCGGGCGCGTTGTCTGCGGTATCCGTCATTGTGATTCCTCATGGAGTTTTACTGATTGAAGTATAGTACGGATGAATTGCTTATAACCTTCATTCATACCAATGGTTAATAAGTCATCGCCTTTAGCCGCTGTGGGCTGAGCTATTAGAACCTCTGTCCATCGAGTTAATAGCTGAGCACCAGCAGGAGTAGAGAACACCTGAAACACCAAAGAGGTGTCCATTAAGCACTGCTTTCTAAATTCCTTTTGGGCTTGCTCTTCTTGTTGCTCCCATAGGTCTAGTGGGTGTTGGTCATCCAAGTTGCTCCCCTCCCTGTTGCTGTGCGGCTTCTAAAAGTTGTTGTTGTGCTGCCTGTATCTGCTCTGGTGTTCTTGCGAGCTTCTCAGGTAGATTCAGATTCTCTTGTAAGAACTGAGGCACTGACTCAAGCGAAGCGCCTAATAGCTGTACATTCTCTGGCAGTGATTGAATTGCATTTAAGAACACGAATAGATTATCAACGCTCTCATTCTTCTGCACTACAGATAAAGGCGAGGACATCTTGAGAGTAACCTCACGGCCATCAACCTTGATAGGTGCAATCTTGCCGTTGTTAACTAGGATATCTGTACAACGTTGCACAAGAGGGAATACGAACTCAGACTGCAAGCGCCCAAAGTTAGCTCCGCGCTTCTTCAACATCTCTTGCTGTCTGATTAGATTCTCAGTAGCACTACGAACCGGATCGGTAACATCACCCAAAGGATCGGCAAAGAATATCTTTCGGATGTTCTCTTGTAGATCCTCAATGACAAACTGACCTACACGAAGATCACCACCAACCTGAAGAGGTATTACAGGAGGCGTGTCAGTGCTAGATACAGCATTCATTGAGCCTGGGTGAATCCGCATGGTATGAGGGTTAAATATCCCGTCACTCATTCCCATTAGTGGAGGCGACAAGGTAAGCGCTGCATTCTTGAGCAGGAATTCCTTAACCTTGTTGATAGTCCTGATATCAGCCATAGCCATATCAGCAGGACCACGGCCATACGTCTCACCCGCTACTTTGGAAAAGCGATACACAACGCCTACAGGTGAATCACCGTAGCTCTGATGGAAGATGATCTCATCCTCCCAAATAACCACTTGATGATAGGTTTTATCCTTAAAGTTAAAGACTTGTGACCCATCAATGATCTCTACGTCTGTAGTGGGTGCGTTCGTTATAATATTACGCAGCTTCTCGCTAATCTCAGCACTAGGAAACTTTAACTCGATCTCCTGCGCCTTAATGCAATGCTTACGAAAGAACGTGTGAATACGAGCCATTGAGGTAGGCTCAATGTATAACTCAGGAAGAGGAATGGCAGTAAACTTGAGCAAAGGCTCAGTTATATCATCACCCTCTTCAATCAATAGCGCACCCGTACTGATAGCCATATCTTGATGGCTAATATTAGA